TTTTCTCCTCAAGGGTTAATGTCCCTTGTCCAGTTTGAAAGTCGCAAGTAGCGTCTTTTACGATGTCGTCAGTTGAAGCCTTTTTGATAACAGACTTGAACTTAACGTTAGGCATAATTGTTACATTGCCTTTGTCTAATGTGTCAGCAGATAATAAAGCAGCAGCGATATACTTGCCACTAAATTCGCCTGCGTAAGTTGATGTAATTGATACACTCATTTTATTTAGTTTTTAGTTGTTTATTAATTAAATTTTGACATTACTCTATCTAATGTACTCATTCTTCTGTTTTGTGAGATACTGAATTTAGATAGGTTTTCTTTTACCTCTGGGTTAGCTTTGATTGGCTCGGCTGCTGGCTCGTTCAGTTCTGCTTGTACTTCTTCTGGTACTTCGCTTAACTCTACTTTTTCGTGCTTGCATAGTTCCTCTGTTACAAGGTTTCCTAACTCATCTGCGCTTAAGTCCTCTTTAGGCTCTAACATTGCTTTGATTTCCTCAATCATTGATTTAACCTCTGCAAGTTCTTCTTTAGTAGCATAGCCCATTTCTTCTTTTTCTTCTTCCTCAAGGACTACATCTTCTGTTGCTTCTACTTCTTCTTCTGGTGCTTCTTCTGCGCCAGCTTCTTTAATTTCAGCAATAAGACCTTCTTCTGCTACTACAAGTATTTTACTATCTTCCATAGTATAACTCCCACTTGGAAGTGCTACTTTCTCATCTTCGGTAACAATAAATACTTCGTTACCAGCTTCAAACGCTTCTGCTTCTAAAACAGTACCGTTCTCTAACGCTTGTTGTTCTAACTTAACTTCTTCGGATAAGTTTAAAACATCTTTGATTTTACTAATCATATCGTTCGTGTTCATATTAATATATAAGTGTTAAAAATTAATTTTGCATTTTTAGTTAGCATTTTCACAATCTGTGCAATTATCATAAGCAGTAACGCTTTGCCATTCAAAGCCACTTGTTTCATCATCTCTACTTAATACAGTATAGCACCCATCGTGTCCATCGTGTACTAAATCAAAATAATATACATTACCTATTGTTAGTTCTTCTCCGTTCCAAACGTGTTTTTGTTGGCTATGCCCACAGCGTTGTATTTTATATCCGTAGCTACCTTCTGGCGGTGTTGTTTCTTGTCCGACTGTACTACCAATCCCTTGCGCCCTTAAACTACCATCACAGCATTTTATAGAGTAGGTGTTATCCTTGCATAAACACGCTCTGCGCCCACCCTTTGGACTTGTTCTACTTGGTGTAAAGAATTTCTTAAACCTACGCATCTAACTCTTTTAATTTTTTATTAGCCCAACGTAAACCAGCCTTACCGCCCCATAATAAATAAGAGATAGTACCGCAAGCCTTTGTATCGCCCTCATCGTAGTATTCCTCTGCTCTTGACAAATAAGAATACATACGTTTAATAGTTTCTTTAGATATTGGTTTACCTTGTGCTAATTGTTGCGCCCTTACCTTACCTACTTGTGTAGCACATTTGTTGTTTACCTTTTCGTTAAGTTCTAACCCTCTTTTTGCGTTGTTGCTCACACCACTTGGGTAATCAGAGTAGCTTTCTAATACCATCTTTTTACCACCCTTTACACGCTTGTCGCTTTTAATAATGGCTCGTATCTCACTTAATAAATACTCTGCTTCGGCTTCTTCAATAGCTGCTAATTCGTCTTTTATAGTTTGGTCTTTAGGTCTTTCCATTTTATCAGCAAAGTACCCTTCTATACTAAACCCTTTTACCTTACCAGTCTTTACAAACTCGTTCCAAATCTCATCGTTGTTTACTTTAACCGCACCAACCCAAGTACCTAATGGTAAATCCATACCATACTTTACACTCTTGTCGTGTACCTTGTCCTCTACTATCCAGCTCTCAACTAATGATAGTCCGTTTATTTGGTATTGGTGTTCTAATGTAGAATTGTTTTGTTTGCCTTGCATTAAGTACATTTGCGAGGCTTTTAAGACAGTATCTTTTGAGAAATATATATAATACTCATCTTCTCCGTTTCGTCTGTATATAGGCTTATTTGGAATAAGTAACGCACCCATTAAAATACGCTTTTCCTTGTCTACCTCTGCAAGTTTAAACTCTTGTGATTTAAGAGCAATAAAATCTTCTTCTATCGCTGGGTTTTCCACTACGCTAATAGCTTCTATACCTATTTCTTGTTCTTCGTCTAAAATTAGTTCTACTATCCGCATACTATTATATAATGTTTTTAATTATTTTTTGTATTTATCCTAACGTTGCACCCTCTACAATGTTGTTCTCTAAACTCTGTGCTGTTGTAACATCATTAGATACTACATACGCTTGTATTGGTTGTTGTGTTTGACTGCCTACTGCTTCGGCTAATTGGCTTGTTTCTGTTGCACCTACTATGTTAAATGATGGCGGTTGTGAAGCTGCACCACTTGTTGTAGTTGGCGCACTACCCCCACCTTTTCCACTACTATCTACACTTTTTATTGCAGCTATATTTTTTGCTGCTACTGCACCAGCTAAAGCTGCTTGTACAACTGGATATGCTGGGAAATAGGTTGTAATAGGAGATTTTTGTGCGGTTGTATATGCATTTTGTACACCTTCTGCTCCACTTATTGTTGCACTTGCAATAGCCATCGCTTTTCCAATCTTACTGTCTTTACCAGCTAATTGTCCAATTTGATTAAAAGTATTTTTAGCATCTTCAAGAATTTGTTTCTTTCTTAACTTTTCAATGCCTTCTTTTTTATTATTTTCTTTTTCTTCTAAATCAGTTCTTAAGCCAGCATAATATGAAAGCACTTCAAGTTTCTGTTCTTGGCTTGCTTTTAACCTATCTAACTCTGCAATCTTTTTTTCTTCTTCTAATGCAAGTTTTTGTAGTTCTGTTTCTGCTTCCTTTTGTCTTTGCTTATCAGTAAAGTCATCTCTTATTTTTTGAATAGCATCTAATCGTGTTTTTTCTTCTGCAGCTTTCTTATCTTCTATTGCTTTTTCTTCAGCCGCTGCTGCTTTAGCTTCTGCACTTGCTTCTCTTGTTGCTGTTGTTACTTCGGCTGTTAATGCCTTTTGTAATTTAAGCCTTTGGGTTTCTTTATTTATTAAATCAGCTTTTAACTGTGCCTCTTCATCTAAATCTGCTTTATTACTTTTTGTTAAAGCATTTTCTGTCTGTTTAGCTTCAAGTCTTATACGAGCTACTTCTGTTTCTTTGTTTGCTAAATCTTCACTTATTGCACCAGCTTCTTTTAAAAGTTCTATTCTTTCTTCTGCTGTAAAATTTTCTTTGTCTGCTGCCTTTTCTCGTATCTCTGCAATCTTTCTTTCGGCTTCAGCACGTTCTATAACTAATGCTCTTGCCATCTTTTCTGCTTTGGCTCTTTGGTCTGCTATCTTGGCTGCTTTAGCAGCATCATCTGCAACCTCTTTACCAAATTCTTTAACCGCATCAACAGCATTACCAACGCTATCTGTAACGCTATCAACACCAAGTGTTACTTTGCCAACGGCATCTGCAGCCACTTTACCAGCCGCACTAAACTCCCCTTTAAACAAAAGGCTAATAGCCTTGCCAAGTTTTGGGAATAGTTCAAGTAAACCCTCAAACCTATTTACTATATTTTCTTTAATTAATTTTGTAAAATCCTTTAAGGCTTGTTTAGGGTTTTCAAATACTGATATTATACTTTCACCCAAATCTGCTAATAAGTCCAGAAGATTACCAGTAACACTACCAATAACTCCAAGTATTTTAGCAAACTTGTTTTGTCCTTCTTCTGACCTTGTAAACGCTTGTCCTAATGATGTAACTGCAATTAATAAAGCACCAATACCAGTTCCAATTATGGCAACCCTAAGGCTTTTTAGTGCTGCAATACTTGTTTTTAGTTGAGTTTTTAAAAGTTTAAAACTAATAACAAGCGCACCAACTTTGCCACCAACTGCTTCTAAACCTTTGCCAGTATTTTTATTTGTTTGTGTGTTTTTTTTAGAAGTATTGTCAAGGTCTTTTATACCTTTTTCTAATTCTTTAACATTTTTTTGTGCGCCTTTTGTATTTACATTTAAGTTAATTGTTTTCTCTACTGCCATTTTATTTCTTGTTTAAGTGCTTTGTAACCCTCTTTTAGTGTTGTAGGTAGTTTGTGTTTACCTTGTGCTATACGGATGTTTTCTGTTTCTCCGTTTGCGTATTTTAAACTATCTAAAATTAACTTTATCATAGTGTTGTTTCTGTTATAGTTGTATCGAATGAATAAGCATCATCTCCACTAATATTGTATTTTGCTCTTACCCCTATATTGTATGTCGTACCGCTTTCTAAAGGCAATATCTTTATACCATTGCCTAA